TAAATTCTATAACTAACGCTTTTATGTCTTTTTCACTATCAATAATTACTTCGCCAAGTCTTTTAGCGGCAGCATGGAATAATTTGACCCATTGTTCACAATAATCGATATACTCTTTGGCAGCAGATTCATCTGCGGATGAAAACCAAACCGCAGGGACTTTTTTGTCAATGCAATCACGAACATCTTCATAACTTTGAACGTATGTAGCACCAATACGTCTTGATTTTTCCCATATTTTTATTTTAGATTTATCATCAAGCCATCGTTGCTGATATGGTAAAAAATAGTTATTTTTCACGAGGTTTCATTCCTAAAATTTCAGTTTCAATCAATTCGACAAAATCAGGAGTTAATCCTTGTGCCTCAGTTTTTATTTCTTTTTCTGAAACAATATCTTCATACTCTTTGATTTTAGTAATCAGGGGTAGCATTCTTGTAAAAGTAAATAAGCGACCTTGGTCTATTTTTTTACCGTTATCAAGGTCAAATTCAATAGATGTCATTAATTTGCGAGCAAGATTATATAATTCTTCATGGAACATTGTTTTTGTATTTAAATATTGCGAACGTTTTGTGTCCCAATTATGTTTTGATTTCCATCTTCTAATTGTTCGCTCATTAACGCCGACACTTTCAGCAACAGCATTTATACTCATTTGTTCAAGAATATATAATCTCTCAGCATTAGCTAATAAAACATCTTGTTTAGGCAAAGTGTTCCTCCAATTTTTCAATTTTTACTTTAAGATTTCGTAGTTCAACCACGATGTTTTGGAGGCGTTCAAAAGATACGGCAACTTTTTCAATATCTAATTTTGTAGTGTCATCTTCATACGGATTAAGCAAAGAACGAATTAAAATAACAAGTCCTGCCGCCTCTGTATCAAGATGTTTGTATTTGGATTTTGCTTCGGATAATTGTCCTTTTAGTTGGATTCTTTCAATATTCATTATTGAGAAACCTCCCTTTTTAAGACAGGACACCAAAGATTACTGTCGATTTTACTTTCAATACGAGATAACACCGTTGCGCTATATTGATTGGTTTCAACCAAATCTTTTAAAATTTCAAAATTATTAGCAATAATTTTTTCAAAAGTTTTCACTTGTGCATTGTGATAGATATACCAAATAACAAAAATAACGGCAGGAAAGCCAATACTTTCGAATAATTTTAATAAAAGAGACGTTTCCATATAAATCCTTTCATTGTTAAGGCAAAAAGAAAAGAGGCTTTCGCCTGTGAATTTACTTTTAAGATACCTCATTGTTTTTTCACTTCTCAATTGACGTAGGCTAATGTTTTTATCGTTTGCAACAACAACTCTAAAAAATCTTTGCAACAGCTATTTGAGAGTGTTTTACACAAGAGCTTATACTTCAAACAGAAATTAAAAATGTATGTAAAAAAGTACGGAGAAATTTTAATGAAGTATTTTGAGGTTTTTAAAGCCGGAAATTATCCGCAAGGAAAGTTTAGTAAAGAAGAAGTTCAAGAACTTGCAAACAATTATGACCCAAGTTTTTGTGAAGCCCCTATTACTTTAGACCACGAACAAAAAGGACCTGCTTATGGGTGGGTAGACAAACTTAAAGAAGAAAACGGAGTATTAAAAGCATCTTTTAAAAATCTGTCTGATGATTTAAAAGATTTTGTTACCAAAGGGAAATACAAAAAAATCTCGGTTGAGATTTATAGAGAACTTGAAGGTAAAAAGCCGTATTTAAAAGCGGTTTCTTTCTTGGGTGCAAGTATTCCCCAAGTTAAAGGAATGAAAGCGGTTGAGTTTAAAGAAGGGGAATCTGAAACATATATTTTTGAGGCTCAAGTTGATGAACCTGAAACAGATGAAGATGTTGAATCATTAAAAACACAAGTTGCAGATTTACAAAAACAGGTTTCTGAATATAAAGAGCAATCTAAAAAGAATGAAACGATTAAAACCTTAAAATCACAAGTCGCTGATTTAACGGTTCAGCTTGCGAAGTTTAAGGATGAAGCAGCCGGTAAAGATGAATTGGCAAAAGAATTAAAAGAAATCAAAGACAACTTACGTGACAAAGATTTCAACGAATTTATCGACAAACAAATTGATGCCGGAATTCTTACCCCTGCAAATAAAGACGCTGTTTTTTCTATTTTACAGGACTTGGATAACGTTAAAAAGTTTGACGAGTCCTCCAACAGCGTTGAAGAATTTAAGTCCTTTATATCTGCACTTCCAAAACAGGTTGAATTTGATGAAATAGCAAAAAAGTCTGTAAAAAAGTCTGATGCTGAAATCAAATATGCTGATGCAGATGAGGAAAGTTTAGAGATTTATAAACAAGCTACCGCAATTGCTGAAAAAGAACAAATCTCTTTTAAAGAAGCACTACTAAAAATTAAGGAGGTATAAATTGGGACGTTTAGAAGAATTACGCATAAACGCATATCTTTCAGAAGTTGCTCGTGGCTACAGTAATAATTCTTTCATTGCTGAGACATTATTCCCAACAATTGATTCTGAAAAAGAAAAAATTGATATTTTTCAATTTAACAAAGAGGCTTTTCAGTTGTATGACACAGAACGTGCAATTAGAGCTAATTCAAATGTGATTAGTCCTAAAGGTTTCTCAAAACATACTGCAACATTATCTGAACACGACTTGGCTTATCCGATTGATTATAGAGAAGAAGACGAAGCCGAAAAAGTTAAACTTCAGCTTCACGCAACAAATGTTGTAACAGAAGGTTTGAAATTAAAACACGAAAAACTATGTGCGGATTTAGTTCAAAACCCGGATAACTACGCAACTGAAAACAAAATTACTTTATCAGGTACAAGTCAATTTACTGATGAAAATTCTGATCCGATTAAAGTGGTTGATGATGCAAAGGATGCCGTATGTGGAAAAATTGGCAAAGACCCAAATACATTAGTTATGGGGCAAGAAGTATGGCAAGCACTAAAACGTAATGCAAATTTAAAGAAAATGATTGCATCTTCTTCAAACAAGATTATAACTTTAGACCTTTTAAAAGAATTCTTTGAAATTGAAAACATTGTTGTTGGTCGTTCAATTTTTGCCGATTCAAGCAACAATTTTCAAAGAGTATGGGGCAATAATATGATTCTTGCATATGTTCCAAAACTAACTTCAAGAACAGAATATGACCCATCTTTTGCCTATACGGTTCGTAAAAAAGATGCTCTTCAAATTGATGAATATCAAAAAGAAGGCAATAAGGTTAAATACATTCGTGCAACAGATATCTACACACCATTTTTAGTAGGTGCTGAAGCAGGTTATCTAATTTCAAACGCAGTTTAATGAGGTGTTAAATGGCTAAATATAAAGTAAAAAATACAAATATTCTACACAATGACACGCTATACAAGATAGGCGAAATCATTGAGCTTGATAAAAATCAAGCAAAAAAATTAGGTGATGTTATAGTTCCTGTCCAAGAGCAAAAAACAGAAACTAAAACAACAAAGCCTGCAACAAAAACAAAGGAATCTGAACAAAAAAAAGATACCAAGACAGAAACTAAAAAAGAAGAAAATGATTCAAAAGACGGAGGTAATCAATAATGGTACAAAAATTATACAAACCTCTTTTGATTGATTCTATTAAAGCGGCAGTTAATTTACCTAAACAACGATTTGTTGATTTTACAGGTAATATCTGCACAGAAGGTGCAAAAGCCTACGGAGTTTGTGATGTTGAAACTGATGCGGAACAACTTGCTCCTGTGGGTGTTATTGGAGTTCTTCTTGTTGAAGCAGGTGGCGCAATCACAACAGGTTCTGCCGTAACTTCCGATGCAAATGGTAAAGCAATTGCTTCAAACGACACTCAAAGTGTTAATGGTTATGCGTTGGATGATGGTGCAGAAGGCGAAATTATCAGAGTTATTAGAGGAATCTAATGACTATTTATTGCACACCGGAAGATATAGAACTGCAAATAAGCAAGGCTTCCCTTATCCAGCTTACGAACGACAACCCGGAACAGAATACTGTTGACTTGGTTGTTTGTGAAGAGGCTCTTATCTACTCCTCTACTCTTATAGATGGGTATTTAAGGGGAAAATACACATTACCTTTAGATACCCACTTTCCTTTACTTCGAACTATTGCAATAGATTTAAGTATTTATCGTCTGTATTCAAGACGAATTTATATCGAAACCCCTGTAACAATATTGGAAAATTACAAAATTGCAATCAAGACATTAGAACAACTTAAAAAAGGTGTTATCACTCTTGAAACCGAAGATACAGGAACTATAAAAGCAAGTGGAGAATATCGTACAAATAAAACAGTTTTAGACAGATTATTCAACAAAAGAGTGATGAACATTGAGTATTAGAGATATTGAAACTTCAATAGTTGAAAAAATAAAAACTCATTTCCCTGAATTTTTAATACAAGGATTTCCTGAAAAACCACAGGAGTTCATTTTACTGCATCCAATTGGAGCAATCCTTGTTCATTATTTGGGCGGAAGTTATACAAACTCTGATGCTTTGAATTTTATCACTCAAGATAGAAAGTTAGAATTTGCCATAACCATTGTGACAAGAAACCTCAGAAACAATAACGGAGCATATGAAACTCTTGATAAAGTCAAGCAAGTTTTATGCGGACATAAAATTCTCGGATGTTCTAAATTAACTCCAACCAAAGAAGGCTTTTTATCTGAAACAAACGGAATATGGCAATACGAAATACGATTCACATTATCTACCCCAAGTGTAGAAGATATGGAGGAAATTTAAATGGCAGCAAGTTTTTTGCATGGCGTTGAAACAATAGAGATTGAAAAAGGTGCAAGAACGATTAAGACTGTAAAAACGGCAGTCATTGGTTTGGTTGGTACTGCACCGATACAAAATGTTGCAGAAGAATATAAAACAATAAATGAACCAACATTAATTTTAAATGAAATTGATGCCGTTAAATATTTTGGTTCTGCTACTAATGGTTACACCATACCACAGGCTCTGCAAGCAATTTTTGACCAAGGAGCAGGTGTTGTTATTGTAGTTAATGTTTTTAATCCTGAAAAACACGAAGATGTTTCAGATGTAACCAAAGCCGATATTATTGGAGAAGTTGATGCTGATACAGGTAAAAGAACCGGTTTAAAAGCTTTTGAGAATTCTTATTCATTATTTGGATATTTCCCTAAAACAATTATTGCTCCTGTTTATTGTGAAGATTCCGCGGTTGTTTCGGAAATGCAAATTATATGTGACAAAATCAGAGCAATGGGAATTGTTGATGCTCCTGTTGGTGCAACTGTTCAGGATGTCATTGTTGGCAGAGGACCGGAAGGGACAATAAACTTTGGTGTTTCATCAGACAGAATAATTCTTTGTTATCCTCATTTAAAGGTCTATGATACAGCAACTGATACAAATATTCTTGAGCCTTATTCACAAAGATTGGCAGGTGTTATTGCTGCGAAAGATTTGGAAAAAGGTTACCATTGGTCACCATCAAATACTACAATTAACGGAATAATTGGTGTAGAAAAACAACTAACATCAATGATTAACGATCCGTCTAGTGAAGTTAATACTCTAAACGAAGCCGGAATCGTTACTGTTTTTAATTCTTATGGTTCAGGCTTTAGAACGTGGGGAAATAGGTCTTCAGCTTATCCAAGTTCAACTCACGTTACAAACTTCATTAATATTAGAAGGACTGCCGATATTCTTCACGAAAGTGTTGAATATTCTATGCTTCAGTTTATTGATTTTCCAATTGATGATGGCTTGATTGATTCAATTACAGAATCAGTTAATGCCTTTATTAGAACACTAATTGGACGTGGGGCATTGATTGACGGCAAATGTTATTACAACTCAGATAAAAACCCTGCAACAGAAATTGCAAATGGACACTTAGTTTTTGACGTTGAATTTATGCCACCAACTCCTGCTGAACGCATAACATTCGAAAGCTTTATAGATATCGAGTTACTTAAATCGTTAGGTTCATAATGCGAGCAGAAATAAATAGATGGGGCAAATTAGCAATTTATTGCGAGGATTATGACATTTGTACAACCTGTAAAAATCAACAAAAATGTCCCCTAATGCAGGCTATCACACAAGAAATTGTAATACTTCACTATTCTGACATTGCTATTGGCGAATGCGGATTATATCAAAGAAGGATGAGAAATAAATGAGTAAAATTAAAATCAACAAACTAACAAATGCCAATGTTTATTTGAATGGGATTAACTTATTAGGCAGAGCCGAAGAAGTCCAACTTCCACAAATTAAACACAAAATGGCTGAGCATAAAGCACTTGGAATGGTTGGTTCTGCTGAATTTTTTTCAGGGATAGATAAATTAGAGTGCAAAATCAAATGGAATGCTTTATATCCCGAAGTTTTACTTGCTGCTGCAACACCATTTACATCAGCAATGATTCAAGTTAGAGCATCACTAGAAACATATAATGGCACCGGACGAATAGAGGAAGTCCCTGCAACAGCTTTTTTAATCGGAACCTTTAAGGAATTTCCTCTTGGCACAATAAAACCTCACGAAAACGCAGAGTATGAAACAACTATGGCAGTTACATACGCAAAACTCACCGTGGACGGATTGCCAATTTTTGAAATAGATGTTCTTGAAAACATCTATAAAGTAAGTGCTATTGATATGTTGACCACATTTAAGAAAAATTTAGGAGCGTAGAATATGACTAAGACTTTAACTTTACCATCAGGAAAAATTGCGACTATTAGAAAAGGAGTTGGCTTTGATTTACTACAGGCACAAATTAAGGTTAAAAACTCTGAAGAGATTCCTTATGCTTTAATTGCGGAACTTGCTGAAATTGATGGAATAAAACTTGTTTACGAGGATATTTTACAACTTGACCTTGCTGATGTTATCGCTTTACAGGCAGAAATTTCGGGGAAGTTTCAAGTGAACAAGGAACTTCCAATAACTCAAGAAAAGCAAGTTGCCTCCCAGACAGTCAAAGCATAATTCACTTAAGCAAAATAACAGGATGGCAATATTCTGAAATTGGTAATATGCCGATTCCTGTTCTTGCTTATTGGTGCAAACAAGCTATTAAGTACACAAATAATCGTAATCAGGAATTAAGTGAACAATGGTCGACACAATGATGAAAGTATCTTTAACTCTCATCGCCTTTGATAAAATGTCAAAGGTTATTCGTGATGCCGTTAATAAATCTAATTCTGAATTTGATAAGCTTCAAAACAAAATAAAAACCACCTCCGAAACCCTCGACCAGTTAGGTCAAAATATGACAAAACTTGGTGCAGGATTAACTGTCGGGGGTGGTGCTTTAGCATATAAATTAGGAATAACACAAGCAATCCCTGAAGCATTGGCGTTAGAACATCAATTAAGAGAACTTGGAAACGTTGGTCAATTATCAACAAAACAACTTGAAGAAATGGATAAAAGACTCGGTTCAATTTCTCGGAATACTAACCAATTTAGAAGTGAAATAGCAGAAGGTTTAAATGTTCTAGTAGCATCAGGTGTTGCACCTGAAAAAGCACTAGATTATATGAATGTAATTGGCAGAACGGCAACTGCCGCACAAGCTCAAATTTCGGACATTTCAAGAACAGCGTTCTCTGTTGCAGATAACTTAAAAGTTCCAATTGATGATTTGGCAACATCTATGAATATTCTTTCAATGGCCGGAAAAGAAGGAAGATTTGAATTAAAAGATATGGCTTCAGCTTTCCCTTCTTTGACTGCCGGTGCAAGTATGTTAGGAATGAGAGGAACTCCTGCCGTTGCATCTTTGGGAGCAGCACTTCAGGTCGCAATGAAAGGTGCAGGCGAAGCAAGTGAGGCAGCAAACAATTTAGAAAACTTTATTCAAAAAGTTACATCCCCACTTGCTGTCAAAAACTTTGAAGAGGTTTTTGGAATAAATTTAAAACAAGTTTTAATTGATGCTGCCAACGAGGGCAAAGATCCTATTCTTGAAGTTATTGAATTAATGAAAGTAGCTTCAGGTGGGGATATGTTCAAAATCTCTGAAGTTTTCCAAGATAAACAAGTTTTAAACTTCATCAAACCAATGCTTCAGAATTTGGATGAATATAAAAGGATTAAAGAGTCGGTTCTTAATTCTAATGGCGTTGTTGATTCCGACTTTAACCATATGATGGAAACAACAAACGAACAATTTAAGCTCTTAAAAATCAATATGAAAGAGTTGGTATTTCCGCACTTGCACACTCCGTTGGAGGCATTGAATAAAATGCTCACAACAATAAATAAACATCCAATTTTACAAAAAGGAATATTTGGAGCGATTATCGGAACGATTGGACTTGGAGTCGTTTTAACCACTCTTGGAACTGCTTGTATGCTAATCGGAAAACTTGTTTCAGGATATGGCACATTTTTAAAATATGCAAGAGATTTAACTCCTGTTTTAACACAAGGTTGCGTTAAACTTCTTGAATTTATTGGGTTGAATACAACTGCTCACAATTTAACTTACGGAAGAAAAATAACAAAATTAGGAAATCCGCTTGGTTTAGATATGTCAAACTTCTCTTTTAAAAGTGGTTTAACTGCTGATTTAAGACGTATTAACAATAATTTAAAAGCTGATTTTGCAGCACTTCCAAGTCATATTTCAAAATCAGTATCTGCTCTTAAAACTTGGAGCATTACGTCTGTTAAAGCTATTCCTGCAAATTTCACAAAAGGATTAATCGCTTTTAAAAACGGATTTTTAAATATTCCTAATTTAATAAGAGGTGCAATCGTTGCTTTTAGAGCCTTTTCAGTAACTCTTTTAACAAATCCCCTTGGTTGGATTGCACTTGCAATAACAGGCGTAGCATTGCTGATTTACAAGTTTTGGAAACCGATTACAGGATTTTTTAAAGGTGTATGGCAAGGTTTAAAAGAAGGTTTACAACCATTAATGCCACTCTTTAAAAGAATGGGCGTAGCTTTAGAACCAATAATTAAACCGATTAAAGCAATTATTGATTGGTTTAAAAAGTTGATGAAACCTGTAGAAGATACAGGTGGTGCGGCTGAAAAAATGGGAGTTAAATTTGGTAAAGCCATTGCTAATGTTATTGTGAAATTCGCTGAAGTTGTAACAAAGGCTTTTGAATTTGGAAGAAAAATTACCGATATGCTTGTTAGTGGAATTCTTTCAGGAATTGCAAAAGTAAAAGATGGAATCGGAAAAATTACTCAAGTTATTAGAGACCATTTACCACATTCCCCTGCAAAAACGGGACCTCTTAAAGATTTACACAAGGTAAAAATCGTTGAGACTATTGCTTCAACATTAAAACCATATCCGTTAATGTCTGCGATGAACAAGACGTTGGGATTCGTTTCATCGGGGTTAAATGGCAACGTGGCGAGAGTGAAATCAGGAGTTCCTGCTCCAATTACTGTTAATTACACTCCAACTATAAATTTAGGTGGAAATGCATCTAAAGATGATTTCGCAAAAATGTTAAAACAACACAAGGATGAAATTGTAAGGATTATTCGGTTAGAAACTGAAAGACAAATGAGGTTAGCTTATTAGCCTACACAATGATTATGGAGTTAACAAAGCAACCTGGAAAGACGGTTAAAAAATGTTTGCACAACTTGGTGATATAGAATTTGAATTAATAACTTATTTCAATGGGATGAACGAATCTCAAAGTTATAATTATGCCCAACACGAACGCATAAATCAAAAACCTGTGCTTCAGTTTTTAGGTTTGAATTTGCAGGAACAGGACATCAAGTTAAATTTTCATGCATCTTTTTGCACTCCTGAAGATGAAATAAAAAAACTAAAAGATGTGGCTAATCTTGGCACTCCTCTTAAATTCATAAAAGGGAATGGGGACTATGTCGGAGTTTTTGTTATTACCGAAATTGCATCTGTAACAGAACAAGCAACAAATGAGGGGGATTTAATTTCTGTGCAAGTAGACTTAAAACTGCGAGAATACACCGGAGTCATACCGGAAGACTCTCAAACAGAGGGAGGACTTAAGAAAAAATGACG